GGGTCGTAGAATGCCGTTACCTGCTTATGTACTTCCTGTTCACGAAGTACCGACTATCAAACTCCTTGATAGCGCGGCTATTTAATAAGCACCATTCGTCAGTTATCCACGCTCTGCGTAACATGCGTAACCAGATCGAAACAGATGCTAACTTCCGTGAATATGTCGAGCGCATGGAAACGCTGCTAGATATTAACTTTACCGTGCAAGTGGAAGAGATAGAGTAGTTATTTGGCACATTTTGAAACTAGCGAAAGGCCCAAAATATGGCACGACCAAGAATAGAATTAGACGAAGACTTGATATATCAGATGGCAAAAGAGGGATGCTCGGTAGATGATATTGCTACCGAGTTTGCCTGCTCGGATCAAACCATCTACAACAAATACTACGAAGTCTGGAAAGCAGGGCAAGCAGCCGGACGGCGTGCGCTCCATCGTAGGCAGTTTGAAAAAGCAATGGACGGCGATTCTGGAATGCTGCGCTGGTTAGGTGCTAACAGGTTAGGGCAGTCTGACAAGGTGCACCAGACCAACGGCGTACAAGAGATAGAAGTAGTAATCCGCAAACCCTTAAAGGCAGACAATGGCGAAATTGGAGATAGCAGACCCGCTACCAGCACAGATAGACTTCTGGAGCAATCCGGCGAGGCATAGGGGATTCATTGGCGGTATCGGATCAGGTAAGACGCTTGCGGGCTGCGTAGAGGTTCTACGGCAGCCTGCCGGCACGTATGGCACTATCCTAGCACCAACGTATCCAATGCTCCGTGATGCGACGCAGCTAACCTTCTTTGACCTGTTCAGTCAGTATGTAGAAGAGCATAACAAGAGCGAAGGTGTGACAAAGCTCGTAAACGGGACTACGATCTTCTGGAGATCTGCGGACAAGCCCGATTCCCTGCGCGGCCCTAACCTAAACTGGTTTTGGTTAGATGAAGCGGATTATATGGATGGTGCGACGTGGGACGTCATGCTAGGCCGTATTCGCCGCGATCCTACCAGATGCTGGATAACCACATCGCCTAACGGAGATACCAACTGGGTATACGAGCGCATCTTCCGCAAGGCAACGGCAGGCAATCCGGACTACTACGTCGTAACAGCCAAGACGCGCGACAACATCCACCTGCCTAGCGAATACGTACGTAACCTAGAAGAGACGTATACGAGCGAGTTTGCGCGGCAGGAACTGGAAGGAGAATTCATTGGGCCAATGGGGCGCATCATGAGGAAGGAATGGCTGCAATACGCTTTGCTTCCAGAAGATGACATTACGTACGTAATCGGAGTAGATTTGGCTGTTGGCATGAAGTCCAATGCAGACGATCGCGCTATTGTGGTAGTAGGCAAGCGAGGCACGACCTATTACGTCGCTGATGTGGTTTTCGGCAAGTGGTCATTCAACGAGACCAAAGACAAGATCAAGCAGACTGCCTATAACTGGAATGCAGTCAGGGTATGCGTTGAGAACGTAGCTTATCAAGAGGTAATGGTACAACAGCTCCGAGCCGAAACCATGCTGAACATTCAGGGCGTCAATCCACGGGGGCGCAATAAGCTCACGCGCTTTCTACCCATCGCAGGCAAGTATGAGCACGGGTACATTAAACATGTGAATAGCGTGCCTTTGGAATTTACCGAACAGCTCCTTATGTTCGATGGCAAAGATGGGCGGCTGGACGATATGGTCGATGCTCTCATCTACGCTGTAAACGGACACGAATCAAATACTTACGTTTACGAGATATAAGTGGCATTAGCCGATTACTTCCAAAAGATCTTTGGTCGTAACAACCAAGCACTACCAAGCCCAAACGGCACGCAAGTCGGAGGGCGAATTGGCTATCCCTCAAAAGCTGGTTACCTTGCCAACGTCGAACATGGATTCAATCGCAACCCAGTTGTAGCGGCTTGCGTAGGTGTTTACGCATCTACGCTCAATGAGCCGCCTTTGGCAGCCATGTACGACGATGGCACAATAAACAGGAACCATCCCGTCAGTCTGTTATTCCGCAAGCCCAATCCTCGTATGGGTCAAGCTGAATTCTGGCAGATCGTCTGGACATACCTAGCAATTAGCGGCAATGCATACATCGTAAAGGTACGCTCGGCAATGGGTAACATCGTCGAGCTGTATCCTTACTCGGATGCTCACGTTGCGCCGCTGCTTAACGATTTGGGATGGGTATACGCCTTCCGCTACCAGTCTGGCAACATAACGCAGGACTGGCCCGCTGATGATGTTATCCATATCCAGAATCCAGCGTACCGCGATCCGGTCAATATGCACAAGGGTGTAAGCCCTATCAGCGTGGCATGGGACAAGATTAACACATACAACGAGCTGCAAGCTACGATCTATTCGCTTGTAGCTTCTAATGCTATCCCTAGCGGTATCTTGTCTGCACCGGGCGATGTTCCTATTTCACAGGTCGAATCTTTGCGGGCGCAATTGCGTAAACGCAAGGATGCCAACGGCAAAGACCGCACAGATGCGATCGTGCTAGGCAATGGTATGAGCTACCAGCAGATGGGCTTGGATGCACAGAAGCTGCAAGCGATTGAGACAACGCAGGAACTGGAAACGGCGATCTGCGGCGCATTCCGCATCCATCCAGCCGTTGTATTGACAAGTGCGGGGCTTGCACGTAGCACATACAACAACCTTGCTAGTGCCTACCAAGAATATACCACTTTAACGCGCGTACCGTTCTGGAATGCGCTTGAAGAGCAACTGGAATCGGGACTCCGTAAGGAATTCCCAGATGTTCAGCTTGCTTTTGATACGTCAGAGGTGCAAGCGCTACAACCAGACGCGGCAACGATAGAAGCGCAGACATTGCAGCAGTTCACGGCGAATATCATCACGCTTAACGAAGCACGCGCAACGCTTAAGTACGAAGATGTAGAGAACGGCGATGTATTCGCTTACGAGCAGCAGCCAGCAGGCGGCTTTGGTGCGTTTACTGCTCCAGAGCCAGAGGCAAAGCAAGCGGTAGAAACCAACGCAGACCCAATCGAAAGCGTAGAGGGCCGCAAGGTAAAGTGGCACGAGCCGGAGGCGGTTAAATACTGGCAGAAGCAGGAAGATGTTATCCTCAAAGCTGCGGAAGCTACGCAGGCCGATGTTGCGGAAGTAATGAAGCGCGTAGAGCGTGCAGTCATGAAGCAGGTAAAAGCGGATCATTTTGTTGGCGTCAACAAAATGGTAAAAGCTCCAGAGGATGCAATCAACATAGCCGATTTGGTCAGGCAGTTTATTGCAGCCAATGAAGCTACGCAAGAGGCATTGCGTACGCAGATTATCGAGATGACGCTTGAAAGCGTGGGCGGTGATCTTACGCAAGTGCAGAGCCTGACGGATCAAATCCGTGATGAGCAAATCCGCAAGTCTACCGAGAACATGAAAGAGTCTTTGAACACGGCTAAAAAGGACGTGGCAAGGGTTCTAGAAGCTAACGCAGGCAAGCCAGTAGCGGAAGTGCAAAAGTCTCTGCTAGAAAAGTTTACCGAGATGCAGACGTCACGGGCAAAGATGATCGCCGTGACAACGTGCAAAGCACAGGCAACGGTAGTGCAGCGCAAGACGGTCGAGCGCGTCAATGCACGGGAAACTGATCCAAAGCGCAAGGTCGTGCAAGTATGGCTATCACAGCGTGATTCTGACGTACGCAAGACGCACGAAGAGCTGGATGGTAAGTGGATTGACGAAGGCGAAACATTTGACCAGTACGTAGACGGTGCGGGCGAAGGCCCCGGACTAGGTGAGCCAAGCGAGGCGATCAACTGCCGCTGCACACTACGACCTGTTCGCAAATCAAGAATAACGAGCGACGTATAATGAAGTACAAGAACATACCAGTAGAATTCAAGGCGGATGAGCAGGGCAGCGTTGAAGCGTTTGTGAGCGTTTTCGGCAATGTCGATTCATACGGCGATCGTGTTATTTATGGCGCATTCAAGGAAAGCATAGAAGCAAAGCTGCCCAAGATGGTATGGCAGCACGATATGCAGCGACCGATTGGGAAGACGGTGCTAGCAGAAGAGATAGCAGCAGGTGATGCGCGTCTACCAGAGC